AGGATTGCGATGTCTGTGCTCCGGTCGGTGTCATGAATGATGAGAGATCCCGAGTCATACTTTGTCCATTTGACTTCGATGATTGATCCGACATCGGCTGTGCGCTTAAAGCGGGATTCCCTGGCCGTAAAGTCAGCGATGCCGAAGTACCTAGCGACGGCATATTCAGCGCCTATCGATTCGGCTGTCTCCATAATAAAATCATGAAAGTTAAGAGCTTTGTTATATCGGCTTATGTGATCGGCCGATGCTGAAATCTCCTCGACGCGTTCAAGTGCTACCCGCGCAGCTTCCCACTCTTGCTCATGTGAGATCTTGAGCTTCATTTACATTTCTCACAGAACCAAAGGATTGTCAGCCCGCCGGCCTTTTCATGGCGACCAAATTCCAATGGCTGCCACCGCTCGCATTTGTCGCACCATTCAATTTGAATCGGCTCATTGCGAATCTCTGTCCCATCCATTTGGATGATAATTGATTCGCCATTTGGCTTGCCGATGTATAACTCTCCCATCAGACTTGAGACTTCCACTTGCCATCCGATGCAAGCGTTAGCCACATCGGTGAGCATTGCTTCGCCTTGATGCGCTCCGTGCACACATAGCCGCGATACTCCTTGTTTGTTTTAGGGGAGATGCCGCTCTTAAGAAGCATGTGGCCATGAGCGCAAATGGGGGATTCAGCAATAATCTCTGCACCTAATTGAGCCCCGAGCTCTGCAATGGCGTCTGTGGCCTTTGTAAAGCCTTCTTCACGGGTTGTTACAGTCACTTCACCAATTGGCTGTGACCATGGATCATGTTCAACCTTGTTGACAAATGCAGCCGGCAGCACTTCAACTTGTTGCATGTTTTGCAGCGTTGGCCGTGTGTCTGTGCCTAAGAGAAGTCCGGCACAGCGACCAATTGCGGATGTGACTGTATCTTCGACAAACCATCGCTTCATGCTCGGGTTATAGGATTCGACCCGTCCGAATGCGTAGTCAATAGCTGATGGCTTCTCATCTTCATATTCACGATAAATCCTGCATTCGACCAGGATGTAGCCGGCAGCTGCATTGAAATCGATGATTGATGTCTCAACGCGATTGCTGGGATGTGTGGAATGTAGCCGTTTGATTCTTGTGGCCACATCTTCATAAGTGTCAAGGAAACTCATTGGCTCACCGCCTTACGTGATGCTGCAATTCGACCGCGAATAAATCCTTCGCGCTTGCCTTCTTTAAAGCCTGATGCGTATCCGCCCGTAAATCCGGTGAGCACGCCCAACAAAGACCACGCCACAATCTCACTAAATGCATACATATTTACTCCCGAGTGCTAGGGTCATCCCTAAGGGAGCAAAGAAAGGGTAAAAATATTATGTTAAGTAGCTTAGAGCCGTTTACGCTCAAATTTACTTTACATAATGTAACAAATCGGAGTTTGATAATTATCACCCACCGATTTAACCCTTGACCGCTCCCCAGTCTGACGAGTTGAATGAGTGCAACCACTCATTTGTGGAAAGTGTAAAACAGGGTACTGACACTTTTCAAGATGACACGCGGGTGATTTTCTCGGGAGCGAAAATGACAGCATCAAAGCAACAGCCCACAGGAATGGTCAATGTGACCAGCACGGCACGAATGCAAGGAAAGCTTGAAGTCTTTGGATATGGCTTCGATGATCGGGCGATAAGCCCTGGGGATCTTGTAATCGTCACCACGGATTACGTCATGGAAAACATGCACCGGCAAAGTATCGAGTTCGTCTTGAGACTTCGTGGACGGGATATGCATCTATTTGAAAAAGAATCACACACGGCGCGATTGCTGTGGGATGAGAATAGGCATTGGCTAAATGCGGCCGTTAATACTCCAAACCTCGACCAACGTGGAATGAGTGAGATTAGGCTTTCGGATCAGATTGATACTCTGAACGCTTTTCGCCGGCCGTAGATTTATCCTTCAAGCCATTGGATGCAAGGACTGATCCGAGAGCTCCGGTGAGGAATACGGTGAGAGTCGTGAGAATGTCAATGAAAGCTTTATCGTTTGGCGCTTGAGCACCAATCGGCTGTGTGACGAATATGAGAGCGTAGAGCATTCCCATGACAGAGAATGCAAACACGAGCGCGAGACACACTCCGATGAACACAATGAGTCTTGCTTTGAGCTGCTCATTGCTTAGGCGTTGTCGCGATTTGGTCATTGATTGTCTCTCCAATAATGTCTTGAGTGCAGATTCCTTGAACCTTACATTGCGGCGGATTACATTCAGGCTTTTCCCAGTTTTCGAATAGCTGACATTCATATCTAGTCCATCCCTGATATTGACCACATCCGGACAGCCCGAGACATATTCCCGAGACTAGGGCTATCCGGAGTAGTTTCCGAGTCACTTCCCCTTTAACCCGAAAGCTGCATCGTTTGGATTTAAATAACGCAAGATGACAGGGAGCACAGCTGCAAGCCCCGCGTAAGCGATTGCCTTTGGATCCGTAATTCCTGCCATGTACACAGCGATTGCCGCTGCTAAGAATGAACGCGCCCAGGATGCTGCGAGAGCTTTGATATTTGTCATTTCTTCTCCTTTTTGAGAATCGATTTCTTCGGTGCTTCGACTTCGATGATTGGATAGTCACCCTTATATGGGACGTACTTCGGACGGCCAAAGCCGACGACTTCTTTCCCAATTGTGCGTGACTTGACCATCACCATTCCGCCGTTGCGTTGGTCGCCGCTGCCGGATGTATTGCCTTCGATGGTAACTATCGTCTTTCCATCGATTGCCGCGACGATTCCCACATGGCTGATGCGATCAACGCCGTCATGTGGAAAGTCCATGAATGCAAGATCACCAATTGCCGGTGTCTCACTCCATCGTGAAGTCTCTTTGAACTTATGCGCTCCCACAGCTGTTGAGACAATTGAATGCACCTTGACGCCAGCTTGTGCCAGCACCCAATTGCAGAATGATCCGCACCAGGGAAGTCCATCGGCTTTTGTAAACTTTCCGTACTTTGTGAGATTGTCGCCTTCTTCGACTGTGCCGATTTCAGCTTGTGCAATCTCGAGTGCAAGTGCCGCCGTGCCGGTCGGATATGTCATGCTAGCAATGACGCAGCTTCTTCGGGCGTCAATCCCAATCTTTGAATGATGGCATTACGCGATGCAATTTCATCTGCGCGCTTTTGCATGTTGATAACATCCTGCGCCTCACGTTCTTTCAAATCCGCGAGTTCTTTTGTATTCAAATCTCGTTCGACAATTTGACCAGTTTCGACATTGTGTATTGTTATTTTTGTCATTAGTTCACTCCATATAATGTGTATGTGCCGCCGGCGTATGTGCTCGACGAAAGCCCGACATTGATTGTAGAAATTGCGCTTAGTGTTCGCACTCCATAAGTATTATCGGACATGGTCGGAGCACCTGCTCCCGTACCGCTTCCGTCGGCGCAACTTCCTTCTCCGCGTATTGAGATTGTTTTGAAAGCCGTGGTTGATGCATAATTTGGAAAATTCATTGTCCAAATATTTCCGTTATTTCCCGTTACAGGTCGGTAATATGTATATTCGATATTTGACTCACTTGTTGCCGCCGCACTTCTTACCGCTCCGGCTCTTCCATCATAAGTAAGATAATCATAAATAGCCGAGCTTGAGCCATTTATTGAAATCCGAAGTCCAACAATTGCATTCACTTGCACATTGTCTAAAACAAGATATAAAGACTTATAGGTCGCCGCTATTGACGAAAGATTGACTCCAGTGCTTGAAAGTGTGCCGGTTGCAATTGAAGTCATTGATCCACCAGCTGTTGCCCAGGCAAGTCCCGTGGCTGTTGTTGAGTCAGCGACAAGCGTTTGTCCATTAGTTCCCACGGCCAATCGGGCCGGAGTGTCATTTGCCGTTGCCGTAATCAAATCACCCTTAGCATCGACAATTGCATTTTGAATTGCGTTTGAATCATCTTGAGCAACCCAAGTGAATGCCAAATCGGTCGCGGATGTTTTGGACAAGACTTGACCAGTCGTGCCGCCTTTAAGTCCCACAAATGATGCATCAATTGAATCGCCTAGCGTTTCAATTGCTGTTGCACCATTCTTTACTAAGTCCGTGGATGTCGGGACTGACCATCCAAAGTTTGGTGTTGTCGTTGCCATTTTTGCTCCTTTATGCGACCACGGTCGCGTCTAACCATTCCAGGGTTGGATTGATTGTGTTCCAAGTTTCCCCGACAGGTACGTCATTCCATCGGAAGGCTTGCAATGAATACGCCACGGGTGTGACATAAAGTGAAATTGTCAGCGAGTTGATTCCTGCTTGCATTTGCCAGCCTTCGACAAAACCTTGAAAATTGATTCCCATGTTTGTTGGTAGATTGTCAATGTTGATGGGCATTCCCATAAAAACTCCGAGTAGAGAATCACGATTTGCATTGTCAAGCTCCGGTGATCCAATTGGGAATGAGATTTGATTAAAATTGGCTTCCGGAAATGCACGAAGCTCCAAATAAAATGCGGCTTGAGTTGTGGCATCTGCGCTGTTTTCTAGGCTCGTTGTAATGTTTTGAGCCAAAGTGCCATAAAGTGCTATTGAAGTGGCTTCGGAATTTGTTACTTGTGCCCCGTTTTTATATGTGATGGTGACATAATTTCGAACGTCTCCGGCACGCGTGGCTGTCTGAAGTCCGTTGGCATAAGCATCATTTGCCGAAAGATTGACATATCCGTTGGCCGCAAGGTATTGCGTGCGATGAGTGCTATCAGCGTAGCTAATCTGACCAGCTGAATTTTCATAAAGATAGCCGAGACCCGATGTGGCCAGGGATGAGACAAGTGAATAAATGTCAATAACTTCACTAGATCTTGCCGCTAACTCGTAATTTCCGGTATCAATTTCGCCCAATCCTGTGTTGAATGCTTGATTCCATTGAGTTGTCGGATCAAGTTCATTCCATGTTAAAGCTGCCGGTACGGCATTCCATCGAGAAAACAGCGCTTGACTTAAAACATCTTCAATTTGAACGCCGTCCAAGTCTTTTGCCAGCACTCCCGTGGTCAATACCTTTGGAAGCCTGGAAAGAGCCCCGAGCGCTGTGATGGAAATTGTCTGTGTGATTCCGATTGAGCCGCCGGATTGGACTCCAACGATTAGATCGGTGATAGAGCCGCCAAAGATTGCAACGGGAGTCCCTGCGGAATTGTTGATGTAAACGGTGACGCTTGAATTGATTTGCGCAACGATAGGGGAGTCATTCAAATCAATAAGAGTCAGATTCAGATATCCGGCAATTGCCTGTGTGTATATATCGGTACGACCCGAGCCGAGATTGAGATTGGCCAGAGTCACATCTTTGTATTCGACTCCATCAATTTCAATGCTCCATGTTGGAGTCCACAGCGTCATGCAAATGTCAATCTGTTTGCGCCTAGAGTTCCTCGAGCATTTGAGCGATTGAGCACATCGACGATTGTGCGTGCTGTGCCTTCGGCATCGATTGCACCATTGACCGTGATGTTGATTGTAGATCCGCCCATTGCGCTGTTCGGGACAATCGTGCCGTTTGATCCAGGGACAAACAGCTCCGCGCCCTGCTCGCCTACAACGTAGGGAGTACCGCCCGTTACTGATCCGCCAGCTGCTCGAAAGCCGCCAAATGCGGAGCTTATAGCTCCCGAAATTCCCTTGACAACGGGATTATTTGCCACGATTGAGATGAGATTTTGAATGGCATTCACAACGGAATTGATAATGTCAAAGAGAGTTTGAAATCCCCGAATAAGCAAACCTACAACATCAATGATAACTCCGAGAGCAATGCCAATTCCTTCAATTGCCAACTTAAAAACTCCGCCCATAAACGGTGCAACAAAATCTTTCAAGAATCCAAAGAGAGCTTTAAATTCGTCTTTGTTATCCATAACGGCATTTTTTATCTGATCAAAAGCAAATTTAAAGCCCGAAAGTACCGGCAAGAATATTGACTTTATGAGATCAATGTATGTCTTGAAAGTGTTTGTCAATCCTTCTTTCCCGCCAATTGAGCCAATAAATCCTGATACCGCTGGAATGACAGTCTTGACAATTGTGTCAATCATTGGCGTGATTGCATCTAACACAAAGGATCCGACTGTCTCTTTGCCTTCATCAATTGCAACTTTTAAACGCTGCATTTTGCCGGCAAATGTGTCAGCTTGAACGGCGGCTTGACCTTCAAATGTACCAGCTAAAGATTTTGTAATTTCATCTAGCGACATAGTTTTGAGCTGTGCCGAAGATAGTCCAACGCCTAATTTTGCGAGAGCTCCGGTGTTGCCTTCGGCAGCCTTTGCCATTGCATTAGTGACGGCCTCAAGTGACTTGCCACTACCGGCAGCGACATCAATGGCAACAGATTGCAGCTTAAGAGCTGCGTCAGAATCTTTTGTGGCACGAATAAGTCGATCTAGCGATGGGCGAAGCTGCTCATCCGTCAAGCCTGTCAATAAAGAAGTTTGAAGTATTTGGGCTTCAATTGCGGAGATTTGTGAATCGGTTGCATTGGTAACGTTTTGTAATGTAGTCGCTAGTTTTGCTTGAGCGACTTCATCGGCCATTGCAGATTCGACGCCTTGCTTAAGTAGCACAGCGCCATAGGCAAGTGCAGCCGCTCCAGCGACCGCAAATGCCGCTCCGGCCATCTTGCCAAACTTTCCAACCTTAGATCCAAAGCCTTCCACTTCATCGGTCGCGCCTTTGACTCCGCGCTTGAGTTCATCAAAGTCCGCGTCAAAGGTAATCTTTACTTTTGGAATTCCGGCCATTAGTCGAGCCCCAATTTCCTCACGACGGTTTGAACCATCTCGGCATATTCACGCGCCACGATTGGGACGTAATAATCGACGGCGGGTGTAATCCAATACCCGCGCTTATTTTGTGGAGCTTTAAATCGGTCGGTGTACGCACGTCCTAGACTGTCCACGCCTTTATGTGAACCGAATTCTGTTCCCCACAGTAGAGCGCCAGCGGGTGCGGATTGCTGGCGAACTTTTGCGCCTTTGCCCGACTTCGATGCTTCGCCGCCCCATTTACGTCCGACCTTTTTTGAGCCGCCGACGTCCACGCGAATCAATCGATCTCGCTTTGCTGTAATCGTTTCGGCGACAAGTTTAGTCTGTGGAGCCGGAGCGGATTGGCTAAACATTAACAATTGACCCGCAAGTCTGTTTGACAATGGGAGCGCACCATCTCGAATTTCTTGCTGTGAATCTTTGTCAAGCTTATTGAGTAAGCCAATGAGATTGCGAAATTCGACAGGATCAACGGTGATTGAGAATGTTCCTCTTCCCGCTTTATTTGCCATTTCTCTTCTCCAGGATCTCGATTGCTGTGACTATCTGCTCCGCCGTCTGCCATTCGCTCATTGGGATGTTGGTCGCAATGGCGAGCTCGACAAGTAATCGATTCAGACTTCCGACGGCGTAACTTTTGGGCTTTCTGTTTCTCCCGTTTGAACATCGGAAACTGTGTCGCACCATGCGTCATAAGGCTTGACAGGCTTGCCAGCCGCTTCGCGCTTCATCGCGTGATACGCCAGGAAGAGAAGATCGGAAATTCCTATCTTCTCACTTGCCTGTTGAATCGAAAAGCCTGTCTTAGATTCCCACTTTGCCCACTCCGGTGGAGCTGCAACATAGGTTGCAGACTCTCCGGATGAGTATTCAATTGTGATTTGTGTGCGCATGCTCCCGATCTCCTTTTAACTAAATGTTTCGGTTGGTGTTCCCACTACTTGAAAAGATAGTGAGACTGTTTGTGCGTCCGGTGCTGATCCGCCGACTGATGGATATGTCGGCAAGATATTGCAAGCAAACACGGCGCCTGTGGCAGCTGTAAGTGATGCGGCCAGGGTTGTGTTTGGTGCGCTCTCTGTGGCTGTCCAAAGTGATTCACAGAGAGATCCAACAGCGCCCCAATCTGCAAGCATTTCCACGTTGAGCATCCATGAATCATCAATTGCCTTGTATGCGCGTCCATCAAGTGTTTGATAAGTTTCGATGACGTGATCTGCCTCGAGTGAGACTGTTGTCGCTTGTGCGTCGTAAGTAACGGTCGCGATCGTCAATGCGAGATCGCGTCCTGTGATGACGGTCGTTGCCATTATTGCTCCTAGTTTGTTTGTGTGTATTGAGTAGAGATGTCTATCTCACAAGCGAGAATTTCTGACCCGCTTGCAAGTGTCATAGGGATTGGATTTGACACGGATCCCACCGTGTAACCTGCCGGAATAACCGCCAGAATGCTCATGACTAGTTTCTCGATGTTGTCGAGAGCTGCATTGTTGGAATACATTGCGACTCCAACGGTGATTACTAAATTTATTTTGACCCGCGTCGATGTGCCAATGAGATTGGGCTCGAGATATGGCGTGTTTGGTACGATGGCCGCAAATGGTACTTGTGGCGCTTCCGGCACGGCATCGTAAGGATTGATTGCAACGCTTGAGATTGCTGTTTTTAAAACTCCGCGAATATTGACGGCGATGGATGATGCTGTCATGCGAGCATCGCATCCTGGTCAAGTGACTTGCCGAGAATACCAATGACGCGATTAAGAAGTCCACGTCCCATGCGATACGGAGTTGGCTGGAAATCAATGCCTTCAATTTGTCCGCCGGCAGCTGTAATTGATTGAAAGACTTCGACTGACACGACAATGATTGCTTCATACACGGCCGGATTCGACGCGTAAATTGTAGCTGCGTCATAGCCTGTGAGATAAGTCGTCCCATGCGGAATGACAGCATTGCGATCAATGTCCGCGTTAGTTTTGGCGTAGGAAAATTCATAAGGTGACGGCACTCGAGTCACACTCTTAGTCCCATCAAATGTTGCGTCTCCAATTGCGACGACGACACTTGATCCCACGATGTAATTGTGAGGAGTGTTGGTGACTAGCGTTGCCACATTGTCGCGAATGCCTCTATCGGTGACGGCCGATGAGTACGAGACAAGTAGCGGCAATATGACAAGCTCGCTTGTATCTATAACCTTTTGGAGATATGCATCAGAATAAAGAGAAGAGCTCACCTGCAAGACATCCCGTAGCTGCGTCGGAGTGACTAGCGACATGAGCTCTTCCCTTCGTCTGCTCGGCTAGCTCGGGAGCGAACTAGCCGATGTTTGAATGTGGCGAATTACGCCTTGTTATTCTTGAAAGCGCCAGCGCCGAGCTTTGTAGCAATTGCGCCGTAGCCGTACATCATGATGCTTATGGATCCGCTGGCGATGACATCGGCTCTTAGCTGATAAGTCGCGCTCTCATACCATGTGTAAGCTTCAGGATCAACGATAAGAATTGAGCCATCGGTATCTGTGCCGGCAGCTGTGTTTGCTGTGACATAAAGATCAAGACCAGCAACATTTCCACGGATTGATTGTGGAGTTACTTGTCCGCCTGTGAAGTTATTTGTACCGGCAGACACATTGTAAAGCGGTGCTCCGTTGTTGTTGAGTGTCATGAGATTTGACCATTGTGAAGTGTTCACAATCATGTTGCGAGCAAATCGCTGTGTGCCGTTATAAACGGAAGCTGCGCCGCGAGACACAATTCCGAGAAGTTCGGCCGCTGTTGGATATGTTGCGACTGTTGTTGCGTCAGCTGTTGCGCCGGTAATTATTGCTGCATTTACAGCTGTATCTGTCACCTTTGCGTACTGTGCTGCCATGTTGCGCATCAATTCTTCAATGAATGCTGGAGAAGAGCGATCGAAAAGCTCGACGCTAAATGTCTGCTGTCCGGCATACTTCTTGACATCAACAGAAATAAAAGCTGCATTCTGATCTGTCTCTGAAGGTGCTGCCGCTTCAGCTGTAAGTGCCACAGTTGGAAGAGCTGTGATTTTTGGAATCTCGAATGTCATACCTGCATCCGGCAATGTGCCGCGTGAGATTGCATCGATGTTTGAGCGGGTTGCATTTGCAAGGCCGTTGATGACCTGTGTGAGCTGGCGTGTAGGAATAAGACCAGCGTTGTCTGTGGTGTCAGCTGCCGCGCGAACATACTCGCGAGCTTCATCTGATCCGAGAGCTGCCTTGATTGTCATTTCAAGCTGCTTGTGTGCAGAGAAATCCATTCGTGGCTTTGTATATGCAACCGCTGTTGCGGATGCTGTTACTGACTGTGCGGCTTCTACCGTCTCGACGGTTTCCGCGTTTGTGACGGTGTTATCCACTTCGTCTCCTTCTGTTGTTGGTGGTACTTCTGCATCCGCTGTGGATTCAGAAATTTCCTCTTCTTCCGTTGCCGCTACTTCGGCGACCCTTGCAGATCGCACGGCCGGCTCGCTGACAAGTGCGACGCCTGTGAGCTCTCCCATGAGCACGCGCATGGTGCCGTCTTTTTCTTGCACATAATCTTCGACAGCCAATTCAATTGAGAATCCATCGCGAAGTCCGTCCATCGCTTCGACAAGTGCATCCGTGCCGGCTGTGGTGTTTGCAATTTTAAATGTTGCATTGATTGCGCCTGTGCCGTCTAGTGACATTTCCATGGTCTTTCCAATTCTGCGAGTGCGATCATGTTCGAGATTTAAGAAAACATCTTTCGGTTGAATTGAACCTTTTGCAAATACGACTCTGCCGGTTGATGCATTCGCCGGCTCTTCAAATGCCACGA